AATAGAAACACAACATAGAATACAAGCTTTAATTCAAAGCTACAAAGATAAGTTAGTAACTAAAGATAAGTTACTAGAACAAAGAAATAAGTTTAATATTATAACTTTTTAGATTATGAACGAACATGAACAATTAAAAGAGATATGTGATAAGATTTGATATAAAATTGATGATGAAATAATGGAAATATGGAATTGAGAAGAATTTATAGATACAGATTGAGCTACTTATGCTCATACTTTAAATTCAAGAGAAATAATATTTACTCAAGAGTTTATGGATAAGTTTAAAAATCATTGCTTAAAAAAAGACTGACAAATATTCTTTTATGAATGATTAATGACTAATCTTGATAATCCAACACAATATCTTTACAACTTAATTAAATAGATTATGAAAGAAACTATAATAATTATACTTGTTGCGATTATATGATTATGAATTATATTTTTAAGATTATGATATTGTTATAAGTATATATTTAAACCTGTAGCAGAAACACCAACATTTTGTGTAATGAAATAATTTATCCTTTAATTAAATAATATTATGTACATAGATGAAAATGGTTACTTATGTAAAGATATTGAAGATTATGAAAATATAATTGAAAATTCAGTAATTATAGATACTAGTCCTATTTTATTAAATACTATTAAATACAAAGTTAATACTGAAACAGGTTTATTTGAGTTAGTTAATGAAAATGAATAAAGAAATATTAAATAAAATAGCAACTGATAATCAAATTACAAATAAAGAATGATTTATAAATTCAAATCATAAATGGAAAATGGAATGAGATGAATTATATTTGATAGAATGAGAAAATGAATATCCTTATCATTTTTATGCAGAGTGTGAAAAGTGTAAAGATATTTTTTGTATTTATTGTTGAGATTATTGAAGTTGTGATAGTTAATGATTAATATATTTTAACTTGATTTATTTATATATCTAACTATAATTTATTTATTAAATTTTAATTTAATTCTATGTCAAATAATCAAGAAGAAAATAAAAGATGAAGACCTTTAAAGTTTAAATCAGTTGAAGAATTACAAAATAAAATAGATGAATATTTTGATAGTTGTTTTATATATGAAGAATGAAACAAAAAAAAGATTAAACCTTTTACTATTACTTGATTAGCTAATTTTCTTGATGTAGATAGAAAAACTTTAATTAATTATGAAGATAAAAGTGATAATTTTTTCCACACTATAAAAAGAGCAAAATCAAAAGTTGAAGAAGATATAGAATTATGAGCTTTAATGAATACTTTAAATCCTACAAGTGCTATATTTAATCTAAAGAATAATTTTGACTGGAAAGATAAATCAGAAGTAGATAATAATAATAGTTGAGAAATTACATTTAAGATTAAGAATTAATGGAAATAGAAATACCATATAATTTAGAATACAGAGAATACCAAAAAGAAGTCGTAAACTTTATAAGGAATTGATGAAAAAGATGAGTTTGTCTTTATCATAGAAGAGCCTGAAAAGATAAGACTTTTTTTAATATATGTGTAGAACAAGCAATAAGACATAAATGATGATATGCTTATATATTACCAACTTATGCACAAGGTAAGAAAATTATATGGGACTCAATAGATAAAGACTGAAAAAAATTTAGAGACCATATACCAAAAGAGATTTTAATATGAGAAAATTCAACAGAATTAAAATTTACTTTAGCTAATGGAAGTTTTATACAGATATTATGAAGTGAAAATATAGATAGTATTCGTTGAACAAATTGGAAATGAGTTATTTATAGTGAGTATGCTTTTCAAAATCCAACTGCTTGGGATGTTATAAGACCTATATTAGCAGAAAATTGATGATGGGCTATTTTTAATTCAACACCAAACTGAAAAAATCATTTTTATGATTTATGTGAAATGGCAAAGAATAATCCAGAATGGTTTTATCAAAAACTTACTATCGATGATACAAAGGTAATTACATCTGAATATATACAACAAGAAAGAAGAGATTGAATGAGTGAAGAAATGATACAACAAGAATATTATTGTAGTTTTGATGTTTGAGCTATATGAAGTTATTATGCACCACAAATAAATCAAGCTAATGATGAATGAAGAATAACACAAATACCATTTAATAAAGATATACCAATAGACTTATATTTTGATTTATGAGTTAATGACTATTTTACAATAAGTTTTAAACAAAATGACTGAATGTTTTTTAACTTTATAAATTATTATGAAGATAATTGAAAAACACTAGAATTTTATTTTAGTTATATAGATGATTATATAAATAGAAAACAAGGTAAATTATGATTAATTTATTTACCACACGATGCAAAACAAAGAAGTCATTGATATTTAGTTAGTTGATTAACTATACAACAGAAATTTATAGATAAGTATTGAAGTAATAAAATCATACTAATAGAAAATACATTAAGTATAAATGATTGAATACAAGAAGCTCGTAAAATATTCCCTAAAGTTAGATTTGATAAAGATACTTGTAGTCAGTTTATAAGATGTTTAGAAAATTATAAGAAAGATTGGGATGATAAAAAGAAAATATTTAGAGATGAACCTAGACACGATTGGGCTTCACATTGAGCAGATAATTTTAGATATTTTGCTATAAGTGATAAAATAAATAATCTTGCAAATTATAATATTCCTGATATACTTGTACAAGAGTATGATATTTAATTTTTCACATTTTAAATATGGATAAAACATTACAAAGAATAGAGACTGAATATCTTTCATCAAAACAAACTTTTCAAAATTGGAGAGAAAAGAAACAAGAACAATTTAAAGTTTTATTTGAATGAGATAAAACAGATGATAAAGTTAATATTAATTTATTTGCATCACAACATAAAGCATTAATAGCACTTAGTTATGCTGATGAATTAGTTGTTAAATTTGACCCAATTTGATTAGAGGATGAAGATATGGCAGATAACAGAGAGATAGTTGCAAAAACTGATTTTAATCTTATGAGATTAGATAGAAGTAATTATCAAAAACAATCTGATAGAATAACATATAATGTAGCAATAAGACTGCTTGAATGGGATAAAGAAAATGATAGACCTTATCATACAATACTTGACCCTTTAAGTTGGTATGCAGACCCAAATCCTACTTGATTTAGTTGAAATGATTATAGATGGCATTGATTTGAAACAGAAGCTACACTAGAAGAACTTAAATCATATTGATATGATACAGAGTGATTAGATTTTTGAGAAAGCACAGATACATTTGAAATAGATAGAATGAGAAAACAATATTTAAACCAAGAAAAACAAAAAGATAATACTAAAAATAAGAAAGTAGTAATATATAATCATTTTTATAAAGATAATTGAGTTCGGACTAAAGTAGTTTGTGATAGTTGATTTTCAAAGATATTTGAAGAGACAGTTTGTTCTATGAAAGACTGAGAAAAAGAAAACAAATGTCCTGTAATACTAAATTTTTATAATCCTAAAAGATGAAGTGCTGTTTGATGAGAAAGTGTATTAGATTTATTAGAAGATAAACAAAGAGCAGAAAGTAAAATATTTAACTTGCAATTAAAGAAAGCAGTTAGAGAAGCTTTATGATGAGATTTTTTATATGACCCAGACATAATAAAAAATGCACAACAACTAACAAGTAAGAAAGAGTGAAGAAGGTATATAAAAGCACAAGCTTGAAATAGATGATTAGGTAATGCAATGATGGAAATACCAAGTCAAAGACTTTCAGTTGATGTAGAGAATATGAGAAGTATATTAAGAAGAGAAGCATATAATGCAACAAATGTAGACCAAATAATACAGTGAGTTAGATGAGACCAAAGTATAACAGCAAGAGAAAGTCAAACAATACAAGCAAATGCAAATTTAAACCTAGCTTTAAATAATAAAGTAGATAGTTGGTGAGAAAAAGATTTTTGGGAGTATTGTTTTTATTTATATGATATTCATTTAAAAGAAAGTTCAAAAAAACTTGCAAGATTAACAGTTTGATTTTGAAGTAAAACAGTTACATTAAGTAAGAGTGATTTTATATGAAACAATGATTTAGATATAAGAATAATAAACAGGTCTGATAAACAAGCAGAAATGGAAAAAGAGAAGTTATCAATACCTTATTATCAACAAGAAGCTAATAATCCTGAAAATCACGAAATTATAAGACTATTTTTTAGAAGAAAGATAGCAAGATTAAGTTGAATGACACCTGATGAAGTAAAAATGATAACATATAATTATGTAGAAGAAAAAGCAAAAGAACAAGTTGCAATGTTAAGTAGAAATATAGATGTAAAAGATATAGACCCATCAGAAGACCAAATGACATATTTACTTATATATAAAAGAGCAATTGATACAGATGCAAAAAGAAAAGCAGTAGAAAAAAGAGAAAGTATATTAGAAGAACAATTAAAGAATAAAGCAACTTGATGATGATGATGAATGGATAAAATGCTTAATAACCAAATGATGGCTAATTCAATGTCAAAACAAAGAGAACAATGAACAGTATCAACACAAGATATAGCTAATATTTAATAAAATAAACTTATGATAAAAGAAACAACAAGTATATTAGATATAGATTTAAGTTTAATTGATGAGTCTATATTAAAAGAAACATTAAAAGAATTACAAGTTAAATACTTAAATTCATTTATGAATATAGAATTGTATAATTATCTTATAGAATTTATGGAAAATGAGAAGAAAACAGAGTCAGAAGAAGCACAAAAAAGTCTTGATATACAGATAGAAAACCAAAGACAACAAAAACTTGCTACAATTAAAATACTAGCAAATCACGAAAGAAGTATCAAAATATTAAAAAATTTACTTTCTAATTAATAAATTATGATATGAACAACATTTTGAAAAGTTCAATTAACAGATTGAGCTAAAGAATTATTTATTGACACTAAATTAAAAAAGATACAAGAATATTATGGATTATCTTTTGAAGATTTATTTAATGAAGAAGTTATGTTAAATAAATGAATTAAAAAAGAAGATTTAGAATATGTAAAAGAAAATAGAGAAGTTGAATTAGCAACAAAAAGCAAAGAAGCTTGGGAAATGAAAAAAAATTTGTTTGAGTCTAAAGAGTGGATAAGAATAAAAGAACATTATTGAGTTACAGAAAATGATATAAAAGATTTAGAAATTCTTAAAAAGAAATGATTAAAAGAAATAGAAATTAATTTTATAACTTGAAAAAAAGAAACAACTGAAGAAGTTTGAGAAGTTAAAAAAATTAAAACTAAAAAATAATTATGAGTAAAGAAAAAAAAACAGCATTAGAATTATTAAAGAATTATCCTTGATGGCAATATCTTAGAGAAGAATTAATGAAAGATATAAATACATTAAATGAAGAAATAACAGAGTATTCTTATGATAGAGATAATACTATAAGATTTACACTTGATGATATAAAAAGAGCTGAATTAAGTATTTTAAAAATGTTAGTAGATTTACCTGATACAATTTTAGAAGACTTAAAATGAGTAATAATAATTGAAGATGAAAAGTAAGTATTTAAACTTGCTTTTTTTATAATTATTGCTAATATTATACTAGCAGAATGAACTGCATATTAAATCATAACAAACAAATATGACAGAATTAGAACAACAAGCTCAAGAAGAGCTAAATGCTATATACTCAAGCACAAATGAGTCAGAAGAAGAACAAGAAACAGAAACAGAAACTCCTGAAATTGAAGAAACAGAAACAGATGAACTAGAAGAACAAGAAATTGAAGAAGAAAAACCAAAAACTAAGAAAGAAAAAACAGAAGAAAGGTTTAAAAAAATTCTTAGTAAGAAAAATAGTTTAGAAACAAGAGTTGCTGAACTAGAAAATCAGTTAGCTGATAAAGATTTTTATTGACAGAGACCACAAGCTAAACAATATCAAGAAGAAATATCAAAACTTGTTAATGAAAGATGATGGACTAGAGATGAAGCATTTAATATGATAGCAGGTAGAGAAAATATATCATCAAAGCCTAAATGATTTGTATGAACTGCTAAAACTCAAGTTGAGACAAAAACAACAAATGATATGACTACTAAAGAACTTGAAACATATATCAAGGATAATAAAATACTTGAACAAGCTCTAAATCAATAAACTTATTATAGCTAACTATTAAATTTAGTATTTAATATATTTAATATGACAGCTATGAAAAGATGAGATATAACTTGAACTTGAATTTTGCAACAATTATTGCAAAAAACAGCATTAGAAAACTTTAGACCATCATTACATTTTTATGAAATGTGAGAAAAATCTATGTATTGAGATGGTTATAATACTATTGCTTGGGCAAGATTTACAAAACTAGATGTATCAGTTGCAACAGCTACATTATCAGATTGAGTAACACCATCAGATACAGCTTTTGATGCAACATTAGTTACTACAACTCCAACACAATATGGTATTGTAGTAAGATTTTCAGATATGCTATTAAAAACAGCTTGAATTAACTTTTTATCTTGAGCTTGAACAGAAGTTTGAAACAATATGGCAATTATCATAGATAAAGTTATTCAAACTGAAATAATGTGAGGAACAAATGTAAGATATTGTTCAACAGACCATTCATCAAGAGCAACACTTGATAATACTGATACAATGGCTTGAACATATCTTAATTGAGCTACAACTTTCTTAAGATGAAAATCAGCACCTACTTTTGGTTGATATTATGTATGAGTAATGCACCCAAATGTAGCTTATGATTTAAGAAATGATACAGGTTCAACTTGATGGTTAGAAGCGCATAAATATGCACAACCACAAGAAATCTTTATGTGAGAAATAGGAGCATTAAATTGAGTAAGAATAATTGAAACTGCATCAGTTCAAACATTTTCTTCTTGAGTAACTGTATATCCTACTCTTGTATTTGGTAGATGAGCATATTGAGTTGCTAATCTTGAATGATTACAAACTTACTTAACATTACCTACAAGTAATGACTCAGACCCATTAGCACAAAGAGCATCAGTAGGTGCTAAAGTTGCTTTCTCTGCAAAGAGATTACAAGAAGATGCTATGGTAAGATTAGAAAGTGGAACATCTTTTGCTTAATAAATAAGGGATAGAAATATCCCTTTTAATCGTTTAATATTTAATTTAATAATTATGGCAAATATACCTGATTACAACTTAAACCAAGCACAACTTACTACAATTCTAGCAAGTTTGCTTACAGATATAACAATGTTAAGAACAGCACATAATACAATGGCAACAAAGTTAAATGCAGACTCTTGAGTATGAGATACAGATTATGCACAAGCATCAGCTTTAACAACAACAAATACTTAATAATTGGGAGATTATCTCCCTTTTATTCGTTTTTTCTTAAATAATTAAGGCAAGGCGAATGAAAATATTATTTAATTAAACAATATGAATACTTTAGAAATAATCACAAAAGCAAGAAGAGATTGTCATATAGAAGAAACAGATTACTCAAATACAGATGCTATAATAGATTTAAACTTAATAAATGATGAATTAACATCAGTAATAATAGACCAAGTTGATGAAGATTATTTTTGGGATAGTTCAGTAGATGATTTTGTACAAAATCAAAGTGAATATCCAATAGAAGAAACTATAAATTGAAGTAAAATAGTTGAAGTAAATAAAGTATTTGTTAAATATAGTTCAACTTGAGATTTTATAAAAGCAAGAAGAGTTAATCCTGCTTGATTAGAATATCACCCAAGTTATTATAGTGAAAATTGGAGTAAATCAGACCCTTTTTATTATGTACAAGACAATTCAGTATTTGTATATCCTTATCCAACAGAAACAATAAATAATTGAATAGAGATATTTACAATAAATCAACCATTAGATTTAGATATAGCATCAACAGAAGATGATATAAAAATTCCTAAAAGATTTCATAGATTATATTTTTTATGATTAAAAGTACATATTTATGCTTCATTATGAAAATTAAATGAGAAAACTGATGCTATAAATGAATATGAAATGAATAAAACTAAAATGTTACAACAATTAAAAGATAGAGACCAGGGAGAATTACAAGAAAATATTAGTAATTTAACTTATTTAGAATAATGTATACAAAAAGTTATAATAATTTTACTACTTGAGATGCACAAGATGACTTCTTAACAGCTTGAGGTCGTTTAATAGAAACTTTTTGAGTATCTTGATTACAAACTTGATACTGATTAACTTTATGACCTAGAACATATAAGAAGATAGTTAGTAGTAAAATAAAATGAATACATATAAACGAAACATCTATTGATTATCCTGATGGGAATTTAATGTTTTGAGATAATTGAAAGATATATAATTTTAATTCACTTGATAATACTCCTATTTATACTCATACTCTTTGATATTCAATAGATGCTTACTTTGAATTATGAGTTTATTGATATTTCTTATGTAGAAATTGAAGTTGAAATTATAATATAATGAGAGAAACTTTAAGTAATATTTATGCTTGAACTTTCACAACAGTAAATGAAACTTGGAATACTTGAACAGTAATTAATTCATCAATACCACCAATAATATATTTAGCTTGAAATATATATATATGAAGTAATAATGCAATAATTAAAATAGATAATACTTGAACAGTAACAAGTAAAGCATATTTTAGTTTTAATGTGGTATGATTAACAATACATCAAAGTACTTTTATGGCTTATTGTCAAGACTGAAAAGTATATTATTGGAATTGATTAGATAGTGCAGATACAAGTTTTAGTAATACATCACAATATTTATGATTTATACCAGCTAAAGTATTACAAGTATGAGAATTAGACTATATAGTAAGTCATGACTGACAATTATATATATGAAGTTGAGTAACAACACAACAAATAACTTATACTAGATATACTAGAAGATGAGAAGATAACTCACAATATGTAAAAATACACGATTTTACTCCTTGAAGATTTGATGGTAAATTATTAGAAGTAGTAAACAATAGAGTTTATATAGCTGAAAATTGAATATATGAGTATGGTAATTTATTTAGTTGATTAACTAATTGATTACATAAATCAATAGTTTATAATAACTTATGAACACAAATAGATGATATTTATGCTTTAAAGTATGACTCAAAAACTAAAAGATTATATTTTTCATATAAAACTTGAAGTACTTATTGAGTAGATTATATAGATTTTACAAAACAAGAAACAAATCAATATTGATATGCAATAACAGAGGTGTTTTCAGGATATAACGAGTGATTAATAGCTTTTGAAAAGAAAATATCAGCAATTAGACATAGTTTTAGTTATACATCGTGAGATAATTATATAAAATTGTACAAAAGAATAAACAATTGAAGTTGGGAATTATTTCAAACTATAAATAATGCAACAGATATAATAGACTGGAAAGATTTGAGAACACAAAAAGACACATTTTTAGATTTGCAATTTAAAATAGAGTTATATAATGATACTAAATGAGAAAATGCTCCTATATTACATTGATTACAATTAGATTATGACTACTTGAACATCTAAACCAAAGAAAAAAGAATTTAAAGCAAATTATTGATATAAAGAACCAGTGTTTAATCCTAAAAAAATCCCTTGAGTAAATGAAATTTTAATCAAAGGAAGAATATCTATTGATAATTGATAATAAATAAAATATGGCAACATCACAACAAAAACAAGATTTTCAAAATTACATTAAACAAAATAATATAGATGCAAGTAAATTAACTCAAGCAGATGCTATACAATGGAAAAATACTTGAGCTATTACACAACAATCAGCAACACCAACAACTCAACCAATAGAACAACAACCACAAACAACAACAGATTTAGCAACTAAGATTAAATCTTGAACAGCAACAAGTAAAGAAATGGCTGATTATAATAGAGCTACTTGAAATCAACAATGAGCAAGAGAGATTATGTTATCAAGTCCTGAAGCTTTAAAAAATGTAAAAACAACAGTTACAGCAGAAGAAGCAGCAAAAATGGCTCAACAATGAATAAGTAATGTCAATGAAAATATAACAGCAGATTTACAGTGACAAACAATAGACCAATATAATCAACAAGCTAGAAAAGCATATGAACAGATACAAGCTACTCCTACTCCTAAACCAACAGAAGTAAAACAACCAACACCTATTACAGCAGAAACACAATGGAAAGATACAAATAAAACTCCTACTGATTTAGAGCAAATGGTAGAAGCAAGATATTGAACAATAGCAACACAAAATCCTGATGGAACAATTACAGCTGATATAAATGGTAAAAAGTATCAATGGACTATTGATAAATCTTGAAATCCTGTAAAAACAGAAGTAACAACACCTGAACAAATACAAGCACAACAACAAATAGACCAAACAGCAAATCAAAATTTTGTTAATCAATTTAATACTTTACTTAGTCAGTGAGCTAGTTCAACTGATTTAAGTTTATTTATAAAGAATAATAGTGCTTTATATGATAAAAACAAAGCACAAATATCAGCTTTATACAAACAAAATCTAATAAATACTTGAAATCAAGAATTTGTTAATAAGTATAATTGATATACAGCAGAGCAATTATTTACAGCAGTACAAAATTGAGAAGTTATTCCTTGAAGTGATAAATATAACTTATTATCTCCTGAATTAAGAGCAAGTTATGAAACTTATTCTAAATGACAAATTGCAACTTGAAATAAATGACTTATAACTTGAAATGCTACAAGTTTTAATGATTTAGTATCGCAAGTTAATTCTATGTTTTCAACAGATATAAGAAAACAATATAATGATATGCTTAATTCTCCTGATATAAAGAATTTAGAAACAAAAAACAATGATTTAACAACACAGATTAACGATATAGATGACCAACTAGAATATATAAGAGAAGATGCTATAAAAAGTAATCCTGAATTAGCACAAAATAGTTTTTCTTTAAATGCAGTTATAAGAGACCAACAAAGAGATTTAAACAGACAAAGAAATACTTTACTTAATCAGTATAATTCAAATCTTGCAACAATATCAAATATGAAGACTGATTTTCAGGCTCAAATAGATATAAGTAAGTATGAAGACCAAAATAAAAAAGATGCTTATACAACAGCTTTAAATATGTATCAATATCAACAAAATAGAATGGATGAATGGGATAAAATAAAGTTTGAACAAGAGTCAGCAGAAAGAGCAACACAAAAACAACAAGATTTTCAAAAAGAATTAATCGCAATACAACAAAAATACGAACAAGAAAATAAGCAATGAGTTTATCAACAGGACAGAAATTGAAACTTACTTTATATTATAGACTGAAAAGCTACACAAGTTAAAGATGCAGAGTGAAAAATAGTTTGAACAGCTAGAGTTAAAGATTATACAGATAGTTTTAGTCAATTAGATGACTGAACAATACAAATTATAAGACAATATGATGATGCTACAAAGTGAATAAATTGAATAGATGTATTTACTATGTGAGTTAATTGAACAGATGCTTATAATTGAAGTATGAGTGTTTATAGTGCTATATGAGATATGAAACAAAGAACAGGTAAATATTCTTGAAAAACTTGATATTATCAATGTTGAGAATGAGTAAATTATTATGTAAAAGATAATTGACTTACAAGAAGTGATTGACAAGCAATATCTATGTGAAGTACTTATGAAAGTAAAAAAATGAATATAAATAGTCAAAGTCCACAAGTATGATGACTTGTAGTATGGAACCCTACTTGAGATGAAAATTGACATACTTGAATAGTAACTTGATATAATCCACAATCACAAACAGTAAGAGTAAAAGACTGGAATTGGTGATTAGATATGAAAGAAAGTGAACACGAAGTAAGTATAAGTAGTATAGTAAATTGAGATGGATGATTTGTTTGGGTATGAAGTCCAAATGCAACAACTTGAACTACAACTTGAACTTCTTGAGTTACTTGATGATATAGTGATGCTCAATTATGATTAATGTGAAGTATAACTACGTTAAATACAACATCAACTAAAGCTTTACAAGATGCTTGATTAACAACAAATGATTATTGATTATTTAAGGCTTGATGATTACAACCAACAGCATCACAAATGTCATCAGCTCAAAGTATGGTAAATAGTATAGATGAATTATTAAACCATAGTAACTTAAATGATGCTGTGTGAGCTTGGGATATAATGACTCCAACATTATCTTGAAAAACAAATGATTTTATTAATAAATTTGACTCATTTTTAGCAAATTTAACAAAAGATAATTTATGAACTTTAAAATGACCTATGAGTGATAAAGATGTAGCATTTATTAAAAGTATGTCATCTAGTATTAATAGAAATACAGATGAACAAACATTTAAAGATAATCTTAAAAAATTAAAAGATAGATATAGTTGGATAGCTTGATGAAATTCATTAAATACTTATAATTGAACAACAACAAGTTGATTTACACAATATACTAATAAAACAAGTTCTTGAGCTTGAGTAGTAAATACAAGTTGATTTAATTCTTTACTATGAAAATAATATGTATAAAGTACCAACAGTAAATTTTTGAACTAGCAATAGTCAAACAACACTTAACAATATAGTAAATAATCCTATACAACAAATTCAAAAAAATTATAGTAAACAAGAGTTTTTTGATGATATAGATAAGATTAAACAAGCTAAATGATTAGATGATATGAGTGCTTATTATCAAGTAGCTAATTATTATAAACAAAAATGATATAGTGTACAAGGAATAGATTTAGATAGTGATATAAGTGATTTAAGTACAAGAATGCAAGACCAAAAATCACAAGAAGAAGATAAATGATTTTTTGAAGCATTATGAAATGTAATAAAAGAAAGATGAAATAAATGAGCACAAATATTATCAGCTTGAGTACAGAAAAAACAATGAACACTTGAAAGTTGAGTACAATATGCTACAAACTTGTTAGGTTGATTAGCAGATGTAGTATGAACTTGAATAATGGAGTGATTAGATGCAGTAACTCCTGAAGTAGTACAAGATAAACTAAAAGAGTGAATAAAAACAGCAATGGATACAAAATGATGACAATGGGTATGACAGAAACTAGCAGAAGCACAAAAAAACTTTGAAGATTTACAAAAATATAATCCTAGAGTAGCAAGGAATTTTCAAGCTATTGCAGATACTATAAATACTTGATTAACTTTTGTATGATGATGAGCTACTTGAAAAGCAGTTAAAAGTTGAGCATTAAAAACAGCTTGAGAAACAGCATTAAATGTGTGAGAAAAAGCACTACAAACTACTTGAAAAGCAGTTAAATGAATATGAAAATTATGACAAGATACAACTTGATTTGCAGTAGCACAAGTTAGTTGATTAAATCCACAAACACTAAAAACAATATTTAAAAATCCTGAAGTATTAACATCTTGAATTACAAAAGAAAGTAATGCAACAAAGATACTTAATGCTTTAGATACAAGATTAGAAGATTTATCATTAACAGGTAAAGGGTATCAAGATTTAATTACTTGAAAAGTTGTTAGTAATTGAGATGAATTAATGAATAAAATAAATACTACTTTATGAAATATCAATGAAAAAACACTTACTAAAGCAGATAAAAATTTACTTGATGATGCTAAATCATATATAGAAAGATATACTTGAGATATTACAGATACAGAATTACACTCACTAAGACAACAAATAGATAGTATTAAATATGACCCAACAACTTGATTAAAAAGAAAATTAACACCAACTTGAAATAAAATACTTACAAGTTTAAGAAGTGAAATTGATAGTTTAGCTTGAGAAAAAATATCTTGATTAAAAGAGTTAGATTTAGCTTATTGAACAGAAAAGAAAACTCTACAAGATGTTAGAAATATGTTATTTAAGTCTACTTGAGAACTAAAAGATAACTATTTAAGTACTTTATCTAATTTAACTAATCAAAATAATGTGTTAAAACTAGAAAAGATAAAAAAGATAGTACCAAATATAGAAGAAGATATAAATGCACTTAAAGCTCTTGAAGATGTTGAATTTGCCAAATGACAAAAAGTAGCAACTTATGCAAGAAGTGTAGTTTGATGATGATGATTAGTAGCTTGAGTAACTTGAACTATTAATCCTTTATTATGAGTTGCTATGTTTATGATAACAAACCCAACAATAGTAGCAAATGCAGTAAAAATAGCTTGATATAGTGCTAAATTTATTGAAAGAATAATGACAAAAATAAAAAAATGAATAAAATTGAGTTTAAATGAGAGTAAAGCAGTTTGAAAAGCTATACAAAGTCAGTTACAAGAAACTAAATTTACAAAAGATATAAACCCAATAAACAAGAAATGATTTATAGAGTTAAATCCTAAGTTGCCAAAATGAAATTGAATTGATTATTGAAAAATAGAACAATATTATAAAAATAAATTATGAACAGATGATGTATCTGA